AACTGGTATAGATTTGTCAAAGGCTATTATTCCCCTTCCCTACAAAGAGCCTTCCTCTACTCTATTCCAGATGTTGAATTTTGTAGCTACTGCTGGACAGAAGTTTGCAGACAGCACGGAGCAAGTTATCTCCGATGCTGCCTCCTATGGACCCGTTGGCACCACTATGGCTTTACTTGAAGCTAGTAGTAAGTTCTTCACAGCAATTCATAAAAGAGTACATAAATCTCAGAAGGATGAGTTCCGTATTCTTGCCCGTATTGACTATGACTATCTTCCCACTGAATATCCCTATGATATTCCATATGAAGATCGTAGTATCTTTAAGAAGGATTTTGATGGTCGCATAGATATTATTCCAGTTAGTGATCCTAATATTCCCAGCAACGCACATCGTATGATGATGGCGAACATGGCTCTGCAAATGGCACAGCAGTCACCGCCGGGAATGTTTAATCTGGAAGCCCTGAACAGAACTATTCTTAATGCAGCTAACATGCCAAATGCAGATGAGATACTTCCACCTAAGATTGAACCTAAACCAATGGACCCGGTATCCGATATCATGGCTGCTACAAAAGGTATTCCAATCGGAGCTTTCCCCGGTCAGAACCATGATGCACATATACAGGTAAAGATGGCTTATCTGCAAGACCCTATGAATGGCGCTAATCCTATAATGGAACGTGTGGCTCCTATTATTCAAGCTAACATTCAAGAACATTCTGTTATGAAGTATCAGGAACAGATGAGTGGTATTGCCGAACAGATGATGCAACAGGCTCCTGAACAAATAAATAATCCAGCCGCTGCTGAGATGGCTATGGCACAAGCAGCGCAACAAATTCTTAATGCTAATCAGGCAATGGGCATGGCTCAATCTCCTGAACAGCAACTGGTATCTCTGGAACAGGCCAAGGTTGAACTTGAAAAACAGAAGCTTCAGGCAGATACAGCAACCAATGCAGCAGAGCTTGAACTAAAGAATAAGAAGCTGGAGCTTGAAGAGAATGAACAAATCATTGATATGATGAAAGCAACTGCAACTGATAATCTAAAACGAGATAATGCAGAAGCTAATCGTTCCAGTAAAGAAAAACTTAAACAAATGGAACTGATGACAAAAACAATGATTGAAGAATTTAAGTTAAATAAAGAAGATGAACGTGAAGTACTACGTAATATAAAAGATATGCTTGATAAAGAAATGCAAACAAAGGCAGACATGGATACACAGGCTTTGAATGCTCTGGTACAAATGGCTGTTCAACAACAACAGGAGATGACAAATGATGAAGAAAGGTAAAGGATATCCTGAACACGTAAAGGATACTGGAAAAAGTTTTGGCGATCCCTATGCTGAAGGAATTACGGGTGGACGTACCACACGTAGTTCTCTTAATGAGTGGCCCAAAGAAACATGGGAAACTCCGAAACCAATTAAACCCACCCGTAAGAGTACCATGTACATCTAGGCATGGACATTTGGGATGAAATAATAACTGAGTACAATAAAGAAATTAACAGTTTAAGATTAACATTGGGTAATGGTTCTGCGGAAGATTACGCACACTATCGACAAATTGTTGGTTCTATCTCTAGCCTAGAGTGGGCAAGAGATAATTTAACAGACATTGTAAAAAAACGAATATATATGGAGGACGAAAACTAGAGATGCAACAAGTAGGTTTAGGCGGCGCACTAAAAAACGATATGTGGATTACTGAGGATGACGCCCCCGATCCCAGCCCACTACCCACCCTACCGGGATTTCATGTCTTGGTAAGACCAGTTACAGTTAAGAGTGTAACAAAGGGTGGTATTCTTTTACCAGATTCTACTAAAGAAGATATGTCTTATCTCACCACTGTCGCACAGGTTTTAGCGTTAGGAGACTTGGCATATATGGATAAAGAAAAATTCCCAGCAGGAGCATGGTGCAGTGTAGGTGACTACGTATGCTATGGTAAACATGCAGGAACCAAGCTATTTTATAAGGGTATCAGACTTATTCTTCTCTTTGATGATCAGATTATTATGAAAGTAGAAGATGCTAAAGACCTTGATCCAACTTTTAATTTAGGAAAAGGTTCTAACTAATTTGGGAAAATCACTATAATGTGATATAATATAATAAACGTAAATCGTTTGTTTCGTAAACAACGGAGAGTATAATGAGTAATGAGAATGACGGTTGGGAAACTGTTACAGTTCCAGAAGATAATCAAGAAAGCACACAAGTTGCTTTTGAACTTGAAGATGATGAACAAGAAGAAATAGTAATAGAAGAAGAAGTACAGCCAGAACCTGTTCAAGAAGTACAGGAAGAAGTTGTTGAGGAAGAAAAGGAAGAGCAACCTAAAGAACTTGAAGGCATAGAAACTAAAGGCGCTGAGAAAAGAATAAGACAACTAATTAGGCAGCGCAAAGAACGTGAAGAACAAATTCAAAAACTTATGCAACAAAACGAAGAACTTCAAAATAATCTAAAAGTTAAAGATAATGAAGTAGATAGTATTGCAACTCGTAGTCTTAATGCAAATGAAAAACAGTTAACTCAAAATATCGAACTTGCTAGACAGGCTTATATGGAAGCTTTTGAAGATGGAGATAAAGAAAAAGTTCTTAAAGCACAAGAGATTTTAAATAATGCTCAATCAGATTTAAAAACTGTTCAAAACTATAAGAATAATCTTGCCACTAAATTAAAACAAAAAGAAGAACAAATAGCAGCTACACCACAGCCTGTACAATCACAGCAGCCTAGCTATGATCCCAAAGCAAATGAGTGGGCAGAGCGTAATGAGTGGTTTGGTAAAGACACAGTTAAAACAGCAGCCGCTCTAGCATTAGACGCTGAATTAAAAGAACAAGGATATGATCCAAATGATGAAGAGTTCTATGGAGAAATTGATCGCCGCCTTGAAATGGCCTTTGGTCAAGCTTCAAATCGTGTGCAGGAAACTGAGGAACAAAGTAACTCAGGCACGTCACAACCTGCTCAAGTGGTATCGGGGGCTTCACGCTC